TGGCAACAACGAGTACTGCCTTGTGATTAGCACGGGCTCTACTTGGGTGACTGCTGTCGGCGCTGCGCTGTCCTGATAGGAGCGCATCATGACGATGCAATATGACGTAAAAGCCGCGTACACCGAAAGTGACGCGGCGATGGTCGCGTACCCGGCGCGGATCAAAGGCGCATACGTGTCTGTGACGGCTGGTGGGGTCAACCCTATCATCTTCTATGACAACGCCTCTGCTGGCTCCGGTACTGTTCTGCTCAAGCTGGGCGTGACTGCTGCTGGGTGCCACACGGTGGTGATTCCCGGCGAAGGTATTCGCGCAGACAACGGTATTTACTGTGATGTCGGCAGCGCCGCTGCTGTGACGCTGTTCTATGGCTGAAACAAAGTCCATCGACCTCAGTGGGCGCAAGCTCTTCATAGCCATTCCGGCCTATGACGGGAAGGTGCACATCAAGCTCGCCTATACGATTGCCCAACTGATGCCGATGGCTTTGCGGGTGGGGGTGTCGGTCAAGCTGGGGCATGTCTCTGGCTGCTCGATCATCACGATGGCCCGCAACATGCTGGTCGATGAGTTTTTGAAGTCTGACTGCACCGATCTGCTCTTCATTGACGCCGATGTCATTGCCGAACCTGACCAAATCTTGCGTTTGTTAGCGCAAAGTGGGGACAAGGACATCACTGCTGGGGCGTACCCCCGCCGTCGCAAGGACAAGATGTTTTTCATGGACTTGCACTTTGACGAGAACGGCGACTTGGAGTTTGACGGCTCCATGATGCGTATTCAGCGTGTGGGCACCGGGTTTATGTTGGTCCGCCGCAACGTGGTTGAGCGTCTGGCCGAGAAAGCTGCGCGGTATTTGGGCCAAGACGGCGTTGGGCAGGTTGCCAACGTGTTTGAGTTCACGCTTCGGGACGGCAAGTTTGTGGGCGAGGACTACTCGTTCTGCGATAAGGCCCGTGCCGAGGGTTTTAAGGTGTGGATTGATGTGGATATCAGCCTGCCGCATGTCGGCACGGAGGAGTTCACCAACGACTTCAAACAGGAAGTGGTGGTGCCTCTGCTGGAGGAAGTCCGCAAGAACAAACTGAAGGTCGTAAATGGCTAAGACTGAAGCATGGCAACGCAAGGAAGGCAAGAACCCCAAGGGCGGACTCAACGCCAAAGGGCGAGCCTCCTACAACAAGGCCAACCCGGGCAAGCCGGGGCTCAAGCCTCCGCAGCCCGAGGGCGGCTCACGCCGCGACTCTTTCTGTGCCCGGATGAAAGGCATGAAAGCCAAGCTGACCTCCGCCAAGACGGCCAACGACCCGGATAGCCGCATCAACAAGTCCCTGCGGGCTTGGAACTGCGCTGATGGTGGATACGTCACTGCCGCAGACGGTTGCGCGACCAAAGGCAAAACCAAAGGACGGATGGTCTAAATGGAACTGATGGTATGGAACGGCATCCTGACAGCATTCCTCGGCCTCCTCGGATGGAGTCTGAGGGAGAAGTCTGCCGAGCTTCAGCGTATCTCAATCCTTCTAAATCGTACCCGGGAAGAAATTGCCAAGGAGTACGTCACCAAAAGCGAGGTCCACACGGACATCAATCGCGTTTTGGATCGGCTGGACAGGCTTGAGAAGAAGATAGACGACTTCATGAAGGAGCAGCGAAGTGCCCTCGGTTAGCCAAAAGCAACACAACATGATGGCGATGGTTGCAAACAACCCCGCCAAGTCGAAACAGCTTGGTATCCCGCAGTCTGTTGGCAAAGATTTTTTGGCCGCAGACAAGGGAAAGAAGTTTGGAGGGGGGTCTCGTGCGGACTCTCAGGTCGTCAACCGCCCAAAGACCAATCAAGGCAAGGGCGAACTCTTTGCAAAAGGTGGTCAAATGAAAGAATCCAAAGCTATGGCGAAAAAAGAGATCGCCTTCATGGAAAAGAAGGGCGCTCCCAAATCCATGATCAAGCATGAGAAAGCCGAGTACGGCATGAAGGCTGGCGGTCGCATCCCCTCCAAGGGCGAGCACGCTGTCCAGAAGCAGTCCAAGCGTGGTGCTGAGATGGTCAAGATGGCAAAAGGCGGTCTGGCTGGCGGTCACAAAGCCGCTGACGGCATCGCCCAGCGCGGCAAGACCAAAGGCGCACAACCCGCCATGTCCAAGAGCAAGCCTCTGGGTATGAAAAAAGGCGGCTACTGCTAAGGAGTAAGACATGGCACGACGCAACTCAAACTTGGCTGGCCTCGCCGCACTTGGTGCGTTGGGCTATGCGCTGTCCCGCGATAAGGGTGGCAAAAACATGGCACCGGTAGAAGAGAAAAGCACCCTCGCCGATCTTCGTGATCAAGAGGATGTTGATCTTGGCCGCTCAATGACCAGCATGGCGAAGAGCGCAGAAGCTGATGCCAGCGATTTGGAAATCGAGAAGAATGTTGGTCTTGGAAGTCCTAAAGCCGCCTCCGCACCCAAGGCCGCAACGCGCTCCGCTGCCCCCAAGAAAGCCGCCCCGAAGATGATGTCTCGTGATGAAGAGGCAAAGATTCGTGCGACCGGCGGTCCTCGTGGCGTTCGTTACTCCCCCACCGACACCGGTGACGAGACCTCTCGTCTTGCCGCTCGCACACCCAAGACAAACAAGGCCATGACTCTGGATGAACGAGTTGCCCAGATTCCCTCTGACAAAGGCAAGTACGCTCCTGTCAGCGGTGAAAAGATCGACAGCTCTGAACTTGGCCGCAACATTTCCAACACCTTGAACGCAACAGCAGGTCTGAGCGCACCGGGCTACGTCGGCAATATGACCCAAGCTCAGTACAACGTTCGCGCCGCCGCTCGTCGCGCCGCAGGTGATTTGACTGAGGCAGAAATTGCGGCAGCAAAAGCTGCTCAACAGGCCAAACGCGAAGACAAGACATTGAATCCAAATGCTTGGTTGGCTGGCCCAAAGGGGATGGCCGAGAACTTCAAAAAGGGCGGGGCCGTCAAGGCCAAGCCTGCAAAAGCCGAGAAGCCTGCCGCCAAAGGATGGGGTAAGGCTCGCGGTGCCCGTGGCGCAAAATACTATTGAGGTGCAATCATGATGGACGAAGAACTGGAAAAGAAAAAAACCAAGGGCGACTCCGTCTGGACTGAAGAGTCCGGCATCCCCGCTCCTCAAGAACCTGATGGCGGCATCCTGAAGCCCAAGAAGGTGATCAAGAAGGCTGGTGGCGGTTACGTCAAGGCCGCTGACGGGATTGCCAGCCGTGGCAAAACCCGTGGAAAGATGTGCTGATTATGATGTCCAGCCGTGGCATGGGGGCCATGAACCCCAACAAAATGCCCGGGCCGAAGCGTAAGGCTCGGCGAGATAACACCGACTTTGATGAGTACGCAGAGGGCGGAAAAACAAAGTCCAAAGTGAATCAGGCTGGCGTCTACACCAAGCCCGGCATGAGAAAATCTTTGTTTGAGTCGATCAAGTCCCGCGCAGTTCAAGGAACCGGTGCGGGTCAGTGGTCAGCCCGCAAGGCTCAACTGTTGGCGAAGCAATACAAAGCAAAGGGCGGGGGATACAAGTGAAAGACCCTCAGCAATCGCTCAAGGATTGGGGTGCGCAGAAGTGGCGCACCAAGTCCGGCAAACCGTCTTCCAAGACGGGTGAGCGATACTTGCCTGAAGCGGCCATCAAGGCCCTCTCTCCCGCTGAGTATGCCGCCACAACCAAAGCCAAGCGTGCTGGAAAGAAGGCCGGGAAACAGTTTGTTGCCCAGCCCAAGAAAATCGCACAAAAGACATCGAGGTATAGGTAATGGCAAACACTTCCGGCACATCAGCATTTAATCTTGACCTCACCGATCTGGTTGAGGAAGCGTTTGAACGTGCCGGTTCAGAACTCCGCACGGGTTATGACCTGCGCACGGCTCGTCGCAGTTTAAACATCATGTTTGCCGACTGGGCCAACCGTGGCATCAACATGTGGACGATTGAGCAGGGAACGATTGATTTGGTTCCCGGTCAAAACACGTATGCGTTGCCAAACGACACGGTTGATTTAATCGAGCACGTCATCCGCACCGGCGCAAACGTGGCCGCGACACAGGCGGACCTGACAATCACTCGCATCAGCGTCTCTACGTACGCCACGCTTCCAAACAAGCTGCAACAAGCCCGACCCATTCAGGTGTGGGTACAGCGTTATAACGGCCAGACATCGCCTACCGGCATTCCCGGATCGTTCACGGCTGGCGAATACACCTTGATTGGTAGCATCTCTTCTACCGCAAATCAAATCACAATCAGCGGGTACTACAACCTCCCGGCCACAGGTTTCATTAAGATTGACAATGAAATCATTCAATACGGCTATATTGAACAAGCAACTGTAGGGTATACCCTATACAACTGCTTCCGAGGTCAGCAGAACACGACTGCTGCCGCACATACTGCCGGAGCCACTGTTTACTGGGCGCAAGTCCCTGCAATCACTTTGTGGCCCATACCTGACAACTCGCAGTCATACCAGTTCGTGTACTGGCGCTTACGCCGCACGCAGGACGCCGGTGGCGGTGTAAACGTCATGGATGTGCCTTTCCGATTCGTGCCCTGCATGGCGGCTGGTCTGGCCTTCTACCTCGCAGGGAAAATTCCTTCAGGCTTTGAGCGCCTGCCGATGCTGAAAGCCCAGTATGACGAGGCTTGGCAGCTTGCATCTGACGAGGATCGTGAGAAGGCTGCTGTGCGGTTTGTGCCGCGCCAGCAATTCATTGGAAGCACGTACTGATGGGAAACCGGTTTGCTTCAGGTAAATATGCAATCGCGCAGTGTGATCGGTGCGATGGACGATATTTGCTCAAGCAACTGCGCCGTGAGGTCATCAAGACCAAGAATTACGAGCTGTTGGTGTGCCCGGAATGTTGGGACCCCGATCAGCCGCAGTTGCAGTTGGGCATGTATCCTGTGGACGATCCACAGGGTTTGCGTAACCCGCGCCCGGACCGCAGCTATATTATTTCTGGAACGAGCGGTTTGCAAATCACAACTGGAACAGGACCGAACGGGACTGGATCGGTTGAAGGTGGTAGCCGTATCTTTCAATGGGGCTGGAATCCCGTTGGTGGATCGCGTGCAGATGACGATGGGCTGACGCCAAATAACTTGGTGTTATTGGTGGAACTTGGTACAGTTACGGTAGTGACGACATAAGGAGTCGAAAATGGATGCAAAGACCGCAGTTCGCAAGCATGAGAAAAACATGCACCCCGGCCAGAAGCCGACCAAAATGAAGGCCGGTGGCAAAACCAACAGCGACATGCTGAAGTATGGCCGCAACATGGCGAAGGTTATGAACCAGCGCAGCCCCGGTCGCAAGGGAGGCTAATATGGCAACCGTCAAAAAAACCCCGGGTAGCCCCATTCCTGCTCGTGCAGCTCCGTCTGTTCTGAAAGAAGTGCCAAACAAAAAGCACCTCAAGGATGCCAACGTGTCTGCTCCCAATGAACACAGCAACGAACACGCAGGCGTCAAGACCAGCGGTATTAAAATCCGTGGCACCGGTGCCGCTACCAAAGGTGTGATGGCCCGAGGCCCGATGGCTTGAGGTTGACATGAACTACAGCGAGTTGTTTGCCGCTATCCAGTCCTATACGGAAAACCAATTTCCGGATACGTACCTTGCTGATGGAAGCGTTGTTGATACTGAGACCCAGATTGACACCTTCATCCAGCAGGCGGAGCAGCGCATCTACAACTCGGTGCAGTTCCCATCCCTGCGCAAGAACGTGACGGGTACGACTGGAGCGTACAGCCAAGCAACCCCGAGAGCGATGTACCTGAACTGCCCGAATGACTTCTTGGCGGTGTATTCTTTTGCGGTCATCGCCGCCGATGGATCGTATGAGTACCTGTTAAACAAGGACGTGAACTTCATCCGTCAGGCGTACCCGAAGCCCTCGGACACCGGTATGCCCAAGTACTACGCTTTGTTCGGCCCCACCGTTTCTGGCTCCACTGTGTATGACGAGTTGTCGTTCATTTTCGGCCCGACGCCAGATTTGACGTATTCTGTCGAGTTGCACTATTACTACTACCCTGAGTCAATAACTGTGGCCGCAGATGGCCGCACATGGCTGGGCGACAATTTTGATTCCGTGCTGCTGTACGGCTCTTTGGTTGAGGCATACACCTTCATGAAGGGTGAGGCCGACATGGTCGCCTTGTACAGCGGCAAGTACAACGAAGCTCTCGCCATGGCTAAACGACTGGGCGACGGCATGGAACGTCAGGACGCATACCGTTCTGGTCAATACAGACAACCGGTGACCTGATATGGCATTCACAGGTAATTTCACCTGCAACGTTTTTAAAACGGGCATTCTTAATGGCTCGTTTAACTTCACGTCCGGCACTTTTTATCTTGCGCTGTACACCAACAACGCAACGCTTGACGCCACCACAACTGCGTATACCTCCACGGGCGAAGCCTCTGGCGGAAACTACAGTGGTGGCGGTCTGCCTCTAACAGTTACCCAGACTCCAACGACAGGGCCGTCTGGCACAACGGCTTACATTTCTTTCGGGAATGTATCTTGGACTGGTGCAATTACCGCCCGTGGCGCTTTGATCTACAAATCAGGGGGCAACGGGGCTGTGTGCGTGCTAGACTTTGGCTCGGACAAAACATCCACAGCCGCTTTCACGGTGCAGTTCCCCTCTGCTACCAATTCATCAGCGATCATTCGCATTTCATAAGGAGTTCAACATGCTCACGGACGTTGCAAAATCGAACGACGTTGTTGGTAGCACGGTGGTGTCCAACGGTGGTTCACAAGATGCCATTTCTGCAAAGGGTTGCTACACGGTTGTCTGCCATGACGCCGACGGCAATTTTAAAGGGGAGACCCGTTCCGACAACTTGGTTGTAAACGTCGGTCTACAGGACATGACTGCCAAGTACTTCGCGGGTAGCGCGTACACTGCTGCGTTCTACATTGGGTTGTATGGCGCTGCCGCTTCTAACACCCCTGCTGCTGGCGACACCATGTCTTCACACGCTGGTTGGACAGAAGTAACCGACTACAGCAACTCAACTCGCGTGGCTGCTACTTTTGTAACAGCAACGACTGC